CCATTTTTTTTTTTTTTTAAGGAAGCCCGTTGATTGCATTTGTGATTTTTTTCGTTAATCCAACAGCATCAATTTCGTTCCATTGGTCTATAGACATATAGGTATTGTCAATCACACGCCTGAAAGCACCTTTAGATATTTCAATATCCAACTTGTGTGAAAGCTCGCTTACCAATATTGTATCGGTATTAATATCTATGCCACTAATTGAGCCCAGTTTAACCTGGTCATTTTTTTTGCCAGCAAAAATCTTTCTAATTTGTTTAATTAATACAGCGCCAAATTCTTTTCGTTCTGTAAAGGTTTTTTTGCCGCTCTTTGCATCAATCTTAGGGCCAATATATTCAGGAAGAGACTCTTCAATAGATTCAAAATCTTCAATCTCACCCTGATTTTCAGATATATCCCTCTCAAGTTTTCGCTTATCAGACGACAAGGTTGCCTGATTCGTCCGATGAGCGCCTTCAAGAAGATGTAATCTTTCAATATCAGAACGTAAACCAACAAGCTGGATTATCCTTTCGTCACCAGACGCCAAAGCAGCAGCCATTTCATACTGGCTGGATTCAGAAACATCCTCGATAGACCTTACGTTTTTATCACCGACAAAAGCCTGGTCTATAAACTTTGATTTCCTGGCAACCATCTGCCATAAAGTTGCGTCATAACTCCCCTTCGTGGCATATCGCTTTAAAACAACCTCTGTGTTTTGATTTCCTTGCCTAACAATTCGGCCATCCGGTTGCTCGACATCTGCCGGATACCATGGCGCATCTAAATAATGTAAATGCGTTAATCTGTTTTGGACATTAACACCGGTACCCATTTTCTTTGCAGAACCAAGTAGAATCCTTTTTTTTCCGTCCCGCACAAGCTTGAACAAGGTCTGTTTTTGTGGAGCAGTTTTATAATCATCAATCCATCCAATATGTTTTGTAGGAATATTAGCGGTTTTAAGACGTTTCATCAAAAATGCCTTAGAATCAAAACCCCTGCGTTCTATTACACCGCTCCCAAACCCATTGTTATAAAAACATATTTGAACACCGCCTTTTATTGGCGATTTTTTGGTTAAGCCATATTCTGTTGAATAGGTTAAATCTTTTGTTGCTTTGTATGTTTCTATAATTCCATCAATCCATTTATTTAATTTGCTTTCCGGATCATTAATCGCTTTCCGATCAACGAAACGCATATCAATAGAAGCTAATTTACCATCAGTTATGATATTAATGATTGGATCTGGGTTCCCTGGTTGCCCTAGAGATGGTTTCCATGCTCGGCTGGTCTCTATCCTTGGTTGCAACACTTCGTCCTGGTACTTTTTAAGAGCTTCGTTCTTTGGTGCAAGGACTATCTCAGCCGCACCGTCTTTGATTTTTGGGCGTTCAACTCTCGTCCCCAATTGAGAATCCGTTAAAACATCCATAAACATTCTAATGCGTGACATCAATTCAGGGATATTGACAAATCTCGAAAACCTTTCTACTGGCTCATAGCTGCCTGATGCTGTCATTTCATAGCTGGTTGCCGGTTCTCCGAACATATTTGCCCAGGCATCAAAATGGTTTATGCCATCCTCTTCCATTGCTCCTTGATCGAAAAATCTTTGCAAAGAATATAATTCGCCAAGAGTGTTAACGATAGGAGTGCCGGAAGCAAAAGCATGTGATCTGCCACGGTGTTGTTTTTCCATCCAAAGTGTCTTTATGTAAAGATCAATCGCTCTTCTTGAACCTTGGGGGTCAATTCCTTTCATCTGCCTATTTGTAGAAAAATCCAACTTTCTGAACTCATGCGCTTCATCCACGAACATAAAATCAGTGCCAAGCTCCTCAAAAGAAACAACATTATCACCATCTGAACGTAAAGAATTAAAGCGTTGTTCTGCCTGTTCAATTCTTTTTTCCATCCGCTTGATCTTCATTTTTGGTTCGCCTTCATCTTTCATCTCTGATAGGGAGAACCGCATTTGTTCCAGAAATTCATCACGAACAGGCGCCAAAGTTTCCTCTTTGACACCCAGCATACCAAAGCTTGGATGAGTTAAAATAACAGCATCAGGGTCATTCAAAGTTGCTTGAGCTACAAATCGTTTTCTATTTTCTGTGTAGAAGTTTTTTTCATCTGCTACCAGAATGTTCGCCATAGGATAAAGCTCTTGAAACTCTTGAGCAAACTGACCAAGCATGTGCTTAGGTACAACATAAAGAGGCTTATTGATCATCCCCAACCGTCGCATTTCCATGCCGGCAGAGATCATAATAAAGGTTTTACCGGCACCCACGGCATGGGCCATATAAGTATTGCCTGTTTGCAATATTCGCCAAATAACACGTTTCTGGTGATCGTATGGGGTAAAGTATTGGCTCATCCCCGGAAGCGTTAAATGTGAACCATCAAACTCCCTGCCTTTGATAGTGTTTATTTTTGTATTGTAAATATTCAGCAATATGCCCGCTCTGTCAGCATCTTCCCACGCCCATGAGTTGAATCGCTGTCTTATCTTTTTAGCAACTTCATTGGCAGCGGCAGTAGCCTCTGCATCAAAGATAGTTTTTCTACTTCCGCCTTCCTCAATGGTATATGTAATCCTGATAGTCCTATTATTTAAAACAGAGTCCAATATTTCATTAGCTCCACGCTCCTTCGTGCCCCATTCACTGGTGGCCCCTCTTAGCTCTTGAGGTGAATAGCCTTGCTTGTTTCCATATCGCTGCCAGCTTGGTCTTGTATCTGCCCTGGGTAATACTCTCCATGAATTATCAATCGGCTGGTATGTAACTTCCGTGTTTGGCAGTTCAAGAACGTCTGTGGCGAACTGGCTGTAATAATCGAGAGGAATCCATGTAGCTCCGGGAGTTATTGTGATCTGCTTAGGCTCTAATGGCTCAGGCTGTGCTTTCTCTAAAGCCAAGACATTTCGCTTAAATGCGGGATCTGTTTTTGCAGCAATTCTCGCTTCCTCAAGTTTTTTTACAACATTTCCAGATAGATATTCGTCCGCCATCAAATAACCGGAACCATCAGGCGTGTCATAAATTAAATCTCCAAGAGCTGCTATAACCTCTTCGCTGGATTTATTAACTGTCTTTGCGACATGATTAATATCAAGCTTGCCTATTGCATCTAATGAAACAGCTAATGCATCAGGAATAGACTTGATTTTCGGCACAGTCGGCTTGTTTATTGTCCTGTCTTGTAAAACCCTTGATTTAATAACTTCGCCGTCTTGCGTAATCTTTTCCAAAGCCATGACCAATGACGATTCACAATCTATGCGAAGAATTGCTTCATTTTTATACTTACGATATTCAACTTTCTCGGTTGTGCCATCTTCATTATGCTTGGTCCGCATTGTGCTGGTAAATGCGAGGATATGACCATGCTTTTTTACAAATTTGTTATATTCTCTATTGAGAACTTTTAAGGTTTTCTCCCAATCACCATTTTCAAGCTGAGACTTATGGGAAAGCTTTAAGGCGTCTCTTAACTTGATATAGCTCTTTAGGAATCCCGTTGTTTTTGTTGTGATGTTCTTATGGATTGAACCGACAGGAACCCCGGAACCAAAGTCAACCTTCATAACAACGCCTTTATCAGAAAGATAGATCCCGCCTTCCTTCTTGTTTTTCGGGTCGAAATCCCTCTCGATAACAGCCTTCTCGTTGTATTTTTCTTTAATCTTGGTTGAAACTTTTTGATATACGTTAGCCGGTAGCTTTTTTACGGCTTGTGCAAAAAGGTCTTCTATTTTGCCCTCGATGGGTTTTACTGTGTATTGCTTCGCTCCATACATAGAGCCTTCAAGAGAATGTTCGCCAAGTACCATTCCTGGATGATTAACAAAATACTCGTTGATCAGGGATGTATTATCACCAATTGCAATCTCATCTTGCCCTGCCCATGCTTCGCCTTTTTGCTTTGCCCCTTCTTCTCGCTTTTGAAGGAATAAAACATCTGTGACAACCTCAGTCCCTGCACTTTCAAGGAATGCTGTTTGAGGCAGCCTTATCGCTCCTAATAAGTCTGCTCTGCCAGCCATGTATTGCCTGGCCTTGTCAGCTTTTGAATCCATTGTATATCGACTGGTTACAAAAACCAAAAGACCGCCCGGCTTTACTCGATCAATTGTTTTGGCAAAAAAGAAATTATGTAAGGAAAATCTGTGCTTCCTGTATTCCGGATCTCCAAGGATTTTAGTTGAACCAAAGGGAGGATTGCCTATGGCAGCATCAAAGAAATTTTTAGGGAATGCTTGATTGACGAAATCTGCTTGCAGAATGTTTTGAGTCGGATATAATAGCTTTGCTATGTTGGCCGAAATCGGGTCCATCTCAATTCCGGTATAGTTTGACGTTTTCCGCATTTTGGCTGGGAGCAAACCAATAAAATTTCCTATGCCCATGCCAGGCTCAAGAATTTTTCCACCTTTAAACCCCATCCTGCCAAGAGCATTGTAAATAGATTTGATTATTGGTTCGTTTGTGTAGTGAGCATACTGTGTGCTTTTTGCTGCGGGTTTTATTTCTTCAGGGGTTAGAAGTTTGATAAGTCGTTTTACAGGTGCTTCCCATCCGCTTTCTGACCAACCTGTCTTGACTTCACCAAATTGTGTATATCCAGGGAACATCTTGTTCGCTAATTCGGATGCACCCCACCCTACATATTTTGCGAGGATTGCTTGTTCTTTTGGTGTAGCAGGTCTTTTTTCGTTATTTATTTTCTTAAGTAATTCAATAGCATCAAGGTTATTATTCGCTGCATCTTTCCAACTTCCTTCACGCTTTAGTGAACCTGGTTTTATTGTATAGTCGGATCTTTGAAGTCCAGAAATGTTTCCAGTGTCTCGTCCCAGATTCTCTTTAGCGACATCTCCATTTCTTGCACCTGCGCTATCGGGTCTTTTTTGTCTGTCTCTACCTCGCTGTGTTTTGTCACCGCTTTTGCCCACTCTTCCTTGTACACCGCCATCATCTGTTCCTCTGTCTCTTTCAGGAACTTCGGCAGAGCGAGATTCTTTTTCAACTCCTGATACGTCTTTGGCGCTTTCTCCTGCAATGCGTCCTGTATCATCTGCTTTCGCTGTTTCTTGTGGTTTTTCCCTTCCAGTGTTATTGGTAACATCTTTGCCCTCCTTGCCTATTTCCTCTTTGACAAACCTCTCAATATACGGCTTGCCTTTTGGAGATAGATTTGACAGCGCAATCTGGATAAACTCTTTGCCCGATTTTCCAGAAGCAACAACTTCATCCCATGCATATTTTAACAGAGGTTCGATCTCTTTGTAAAGACTTTTATCAATTTCTTTGGTAGAAAACGAGCCTCTTTCGCCAAGAATTTTGTTGATATCCTTAAAAGCTCCAAGGGCATTATTAAGATGATCAGCGGTTTCCCTGGCTTTTTGTTTTGCGGTTGGTCCCTGGTTGCTCTCCTCGATTTCCTCAACCTGGCGATCCAACTCGGCAAGCAGTTCGTCTGCGGTCATTTCGGAAGCGAGCTTGTCTGCCGTAGCTTTTTCAGGCGCAAGCTTTTTTTCAAGCAAAGCATCGAACTCCGCTTTTTCTTGGGTTGTTAAATAATCGACACGGCCTCTGTTGTATAACTCCCTGGGAGTATCAGGCTTGAATTTCTCCCCTTGTGGGCCTATTGGCCTTGGCGCATGGCTCTTAAACTTTCCATCAGCAGACATAAGATATCTGCCGTTTTCGTCTTCATAAATCTTGTCTCCGTTGGTATTTAAACCTATCTCATCAACCTCCTTTCCTGTGTCCTCTGACGGCTTTGCTTCGGGAGGCTTAGGGGTTGTAGCCTTTACAGCCTCTGGATTATAAATAAACTCGTTTTCAACTCCTTGCGCCTGATGATCGGGATGTAATCTTATTTCAGAGGCCGGGACTTCCTTGGAAAGCATTATTGTTTCATTTGTTATCCCACGTTTTATAAGATCATTCGCATAGAAATTGGCAACCTCTCTATCTGCCGCTACAAAATCCCCAGGTTCAATTTTCCCTTTTGTGCCTGCCGGAATAGCACGATAAACTGTTATGGTTTTATCGGCTTCCATGTTTTTAATATCAGCATAAGATTTTGTATCTTTTGTTTTAGCAATTCGGATGCTATTTATTTTGGGGGATCTGTCTTTCCCTGGCTGCTCACTTTCAATTTCTGCTTTTGTCGGAATTTCAACCTTTTCACCCGCAACCGCTTTCTCATATTCAGCCAGATTGGTCATTTCATGTTTGGCAGGATCGTAAACTACTGTGCTTTTTGTGTCTAATTCGTTGACTAATGGGATAGGTGTTTTGTTTGGCCTTTCTTGCATATCGATAAATTCAACGGATTTCTTTTCAACACCCACCGGCTCAAGAGCTACATCTGTCTTGGGCTCGGTAGGTGCTGGCTTGACCGCCTTTTCTTTAGCGCCCTCCGGCAAATAATCTGCAATCGTCTCGTCAAATATCTGTTTAAAGGTTCTATTGTAATTATTCTCTATATACGGCCTTTCCTGTGATATCTGCATGGAAAAATCTTCTGTAAAATCATCAAGAGCGTCTTCAGGAACACCGGCTTTTTTTGCCTTGTCTCTGGCTTCGTCAACAAATGCCATGGAAGCTTCAACCATATCGTTTTCATAGCGTGTCTGTAGATCTTCGTGTTGTGCTTTTAAGGCGACAATTTCTTTCTTAATCTCTTTTTTACGGGCAACATCCTCTTTTTTGCGGCTGGATTTCAGGGCTTTAAGCTCGTTGTTAAGATCGTCAATCGCACCAGTATTTTCAGCTTTGACGGCCTCAACATGATTCATCATCTGGCCCCACATTTCATTCTCATCCGCAGGAGTTATATCCCAACCTTTTTTGGACTTATGCTTGGGCTTTGTTGTTTCTGTAACAGGCTTTTTAATCTCTTTAGCTTCCTGCGCTGGAAGGCCCCTGTTTTCAAGCTCCTGTTGAAGCATCCCCAGATTTTGAGTTTGTTTCGCTGACAGACCTCTTGCGGCTTGTGTGCTTTCAAGGTTGTTTATGCGCTTTGAAATATCATTATCGGTAAGATCGTTCAGCCATTTTGGAGCAGGAGCAGCTTCTTTTTCAAGCATCTCATCTTCATAGGCGGCTGCGGCTTCTTCGGCATCCAGGGAGGACTCGGCTCCGGCAAAAGTATCAGCAGCAGCAGGTTCTTCTTTCTCTCCGGTCAAGAGTTCTTTGGCAGTTACATCTTGTTCGTCTTCGCTTAGAAGGGTGTCACGGGCTGCGGATTTCTTGGGAGATAAACCGTCAACCGGTTCGGATATGTCTATGGGTAAGCTATTGTCAATCTGGCCATGAGCGTAATGCAACCAAAGGTTAGCTATCGGTTTATCTTTATTATCTTCCTGCGCGCTGATGACCCCAGCTACAGCGTTAACCGCATCGCGCCTTTTGCTTTCTTCTACGCTTGGATCGGTTAAACCTTTTAAAAGCCTATTAGCCTGAACATTCTGATATGTACCGCCAGCGGTACCGCTGACTATAGTCATAATGGCGGTAGGAGCAATAACGCTCATAGCCTCTTTTATCGGCTGAGCATCAGGTCTGATATTGTATGCTTTTTCAACAGTAGCCTCGCCATATTGTTGGCCGATTTCAGTAAGAACCTCTGTAGGCAACGTCTTTAAAAGAAGTTGTTTCCCGAACCTTCCTATTGTTGACTTAAGAAGTTGTTTTGCACCTGCTTTTGCAAGTGGGATGGTAGGCGCTAACGGGCCAAGCAGTCTGAGAAGCGCCATGTTTCCAATAGTTTCACCAGTGGTTTCAATGCCGCCTGTAATATAGGGCGCTGCTCCCGGGTCTATTCCCTGTTGTTCAGCCGTTTCTTTTGTTTGTTGCGCTTGAGACAGGCCAAACATTGCAGGCGTTAAAACATACGATGCTATCTTTAATGCTCCGCCCACAGGACGCGCCCCTGGAACCGGCAAAAACATTATTCCTGTTCCTAAAGCATTCAATGCCATTGGAATAGCAGCAGAAACAGTGGTCATTTCGCCAGCCTGATAAAAAGCCCCTCTTTCTTTCCTCTCTTCGCCCTCACGTCCCCAGTCAGCCAGTTTTTTACCAGACTCTATTCCTAAAAATTGACCTGCTTGGCCAACCATTTCAGGAAGTCTATGCTTTATGCCGGAGACAAAGCCTTTGCCATAATCAACGGCCGGAGACATGAAGGAGCGTTCTTCCGGCTCCCTCCCTTGAGCATAACTCTTCGCATCAACCAACTCACCCTCCCCAAAATCATCAAGAGAAAGCTGTTTGCCACCAGAAGGATAAACATCTTGCAGCTCGTTTTCTTCAAAATCGTCTATGGTTAGTTGTCTTGGCATATTGTTACCGGCTGTTTATCTGAAATCGTCGAAGTGAACCGTCTGGATTTCTTGAGCTTCTATTGTCTTCCTGCTCGCCTCCCATCAAAGGCTTTTTGCCTTGTCGGTCTAAAAATGCCTTCCCGGCAGCATTGAAATATACTGTTTGCCCTTCGTATGGCCCCGGCTTATTAACAACAAGCTTTCTGACCATCTCCTTGCTTTTAGGGTCTGGTTGATAGTCAGGATCTACCCTTGATTTATAGTCTGCTCTAAGCCTGTTTTCTTCAAGCATAATACCTTCTTCGGAAACATCACTCCCGTATGTTTCGCGATACGTTTTTATGCCCTTTTCAACAGCAGTGTACATGCTTTTATTCATGGCTATTTGGTCTTTTTTCGTCTTACGGCCTTCTTTCACTCGTTTCGCGTCGGCCTCTTTCTTTTCAACATCGGCCATCTTCCCTCGGCGTTCTAAGCCAGCTTTTTCGCCAGCCGCTTTAGCCTTCCGATATTCAGGTGATCGAAAAACCAGATCAGATTCAACGACTTGTCCAGTTCTTACGTCAAAGCCTTTTACAACTTCCCCCGTTTTAGTATCTTTCCATGTCTCACGCATTGCCCCGTTTTTATCGAGGAAGGTAAAATAATAAACTTCTTTTTTGCCATCTGGAGTTTTCCAAACATCTCGTTTTAAAATCGCTTTATTATTCCATACCCTTCTTTTCTCCTGAAAAGTTTTATCTACCTCCTGATACGCCTTGCTGAAATTTTGAGCCATAACAACAGCTTGGTCATAAGGCACGGCGTCCATGGTATATTCTTCATTGGTTCTTTGATCTTTCATTATCCATTGCGCACGATTATCAGGATTCACACGCACAAACTCTTGATTATCAGGCATGAAATTGTATATTGGGGCAAGAATTTCCGCTGCTCTAACGGGATCGCCTTGGTCGGCATATATCTTTCCGCTTGAGAGCATATTGTCGAGGTTTGCCTGATTTGCCTTTCGTTGATTGTCCTCTTTAACAAGCATATTGTTTTGGTAGCCAACATCGGCATTCAATGCCTGTTGAACCTTCGTCTGCGCGCTCAGATAATCGGTATAATTAAAATCCTTAGCCTTACGATCAGGCTCCTTTCCCTGTTGGACCATTGGGATATATTTCTCTATATTCGCCTCGCTTCGCAGCTTCTTTTCCCTGTCTTCCTGCCTGCCCTGCTCTTGATTGACCATCATAAAGGTTCGGGCAAGGTTCATACCCATATTTCCTATTTGCATACCTTCTTGATAAGACATTTTTATTTATCCTTTTTTATTTGCGTTTTTATTGCCACCGTGTTAGAAATCCTTACGATAAAGGAGGAATCTATGATTAAGAAGCTCGCTTCAATCGTTTTTCTGCTCTTTGTTATTGGCTGTGCTACAACCCCAAACCTCAAGCAACTTAATTCCCTTCAACCTGGCATTACCAAAACCGAGCTGGTTCAACGGTTTGGAGAGCCAATAAGTACTGAATATGTTGATGACTGTTATATTTTATATTATTCAATGTTTGTTCCTAACACTCTCGGAGTGACTCAAGGTTATCATTTCTTTTTTAATAATCACGGCAATCTTACCTCATGGAAATATATAAAAACTGAAGGCAAAGGCGATAGCAAAACAGGGGTCATCGTCCAGTTGCCACTGCCATCACGATAAAAAGTAGGCGGCCAGACCTAATCCTGCGCCGATAAGCGTTCCCGCCCCCGGGCTTATCGCTGTGCCCTTCATGGCGCCATACATAGCCCCAGACATTCCCATGCCAGCACCAGCCATCATTCCGCCACCAACAGTCTTGCCCGGCCCTTCCGTTTCCGTCCTGCTCCCACGTTGCATGGCAGACCTTGCGCCTATAGCGTTGCTTGAAAACTGGTTGGCTCTGTCTTGAAAGCTGCCACCCGAAGCCCCTACTCTCGGTAGTATTCTGTTGTATCCCATAACAAATCTCCTCTATACGACTGCCATGGCGCCACGCAGTCGGTTCCAGCTTTCATCTTCTGCGCCAGTTCTGGCCTTAGTGCGTGCAAATCCTATAGCCTTTGCCCTGTTGGTTGCCATATCGCCAAAGTCGATGTTGGTAGGATTCCTGCCCATCCGTGCGGCATTCCTACGGACAATTCCCTCTGCGCCCGCAAATCCCTGTGCAACATCAGCCTGTGCCAAATTCATTCTTTCGTTTACATCAACGCCTTCCGCAGCTTCTTTAAAGAACTTTGTTCGCACCGGCGCCCTTTCTTTGATTCCCGCCATGGTATCGCTGATCTGTGTTTTTGCCAGTTCGGTCTGGCCGGGAAGAAGTTCCATGCCTGCGCCAATTTTTCCTTGTTCTAATTCCAGTTGAGATAGAGCTGTTTTGGTCTGCGATGGAAGAAGTTCCGTTTCTGCTTCAATCTTCTTTTCTTCAAACCCCATCTGAGATCGTTCTAATGCTGTTTGGGCAGGAAGCAGCTTCTGGTTGGCATTAATAACATTCTGCATATACTCAAGCTCGCTGGTATCACCAGGCCCCAGTCCTGACTTAAACACATCAAACATTTCTCTTGCCCAGCCCTGCTGCTCTTTTGACAAAGCTAACATCCCAGCGTTGTATTCCTTGTCAACGGAGGTGGTGCTTGAACTACCACCACCTTTACATTCCGATACGGGGCCTGTGTATTTAAATGAATCTTCTTCGAGTATTTCCCCTGCACCAAAGTCAGCAATTACAATTTTATTGTATATTTTCATCATCTTGAACCTCATTTCTCACATAGTAGCTTATTAGAGCCGGTTCGCTTCGTTTCTCTTTGTAATCCCATGCTCCAAACGGTAACTCTCCAACGATCTTCCAGCCGCACAACTGCATATATTTAATAGCGATCTTATTGGAAGAAGGGGTAAGTCCGGTCAACACGTCAAACAGATACCCATCAGAAGTTTTTTTGCTCATCAGGATATTTAATACCTGCCGACCTATCTTAACACTTCCTTTTTTCCAGCCCTTAAAGAAACCAACATAATGGAATCGTGCTTTTTTAATCTCGACCCTGTTCAGCCACACTAAAGCCACCACCTTTTTGTCTGCATAAACAACATACAAAAAGTTCTCAGGGCTTTTCATGGCCCGCAACCAGTCTTCACGGCAATTGATCTTGCCGTCTGTGAAAACAATTTCAGCAGTTCCGGTCTTAACCATGCGATCATAAAAACCGAGGATTTCCGAATCGGTAAAAGTGGCTATCCCGTCAACCTCGCAATATGGCATGAGGTTGACGTTAATGCTTTCCCCAGAGTTATTTTTTGTCTGCTGGACCTTTTTTGGCATCTTCCTTATCTTCCTTTTCCCTCTGCACCTTTTCCTGCTGAAGCTTACCTAATTCAGCTCTGAGAATATCGTTTTCCATAACCAACATGCCTATTTTTGCGAATAATTGTTCGGGTGTTAAGTTCATTGTGGTTGCTCCTTTTAAAGTTTGCCTTCTTCTGTTAATTGCTCTATTGCCATTTTGTGGACGATCTGATCCGCTCTGCTTTGGATCAAAGCTTCTCTTGCTTTGGCCGGAGCTTCTTCTATCCTTTTTTGTTCCTCCGCTTCCCTTATCGCCTTCCTTGAAGTTTTATAATCCTTCATTACCTTTTTTGTTTTTAAATCTATCTGGTCGCAAACATCATCAGCTTTATCTTCAATAACGGCTTCGTTTTCATTATTCACTTGTATTTTTATCATATTTTCAGGGGCATTGCCTGTTCTAAATATTTCGCCTGTTTTTTTATTATATACTATAAAATCGGACAACATTATTTTTTAGTCTCCAAAAGCAATATTGATTTGTTGTAAAAATCTATCCCGTTACTATCTAAAAGAACACGAATATAATAAGTATGCGCTCCACTTCCTGGTGTGTCGGCCATAGCTATTGTAATTACTTGCCTTTCGTCCGAATCCAAATCGAATACTGTGTCACACTGATAAATATCAACAGCGTCTCTTCTGATATAAATTTTATATTTTATTTCTGGGGCTGGCGACCCAGGGTAGGTGGCATTAAGCCCTATTATCACTTGGATCGGCGCACCGGTTGAAGTGATTGCGGCACTAATTATATTTGTTGCACCGTCCCCGGAATAAACCCTTGTTCCGGTTGAGCTAAAAGCATTTACAGGAATAGTAATAGCCTGATCTTTAATTTTTATTGTTTCCACCGCCAAATCAACGATATTTGCAGTATCTATCCAAGCCCCAGTGGCGATGATTTCAGAACCATCCCACTTCAAACTTTTTGATGCATTGCCTATATTCAGCTTATAAGCATCCGTATCGTATCCAAAAAATATACCAGCCGTGGCATCTGCATAATTATCTTTGCCGGAGGTTCTGATAAAACCAGAACTATCAAGGGTAATGTTCCCTGCCGTTATCGTACCCAAATCAGCATTAATGGCACCCAGGCTCTCAACAGAGGCAAGTCCCTTAACTGTAAAGGCCGTGCCGTCCCACTGGATATAGTTATTCGCGTCGCCCTTGAAATAGAACTTCCCGTCTGACCCAATGTATGCCTGCCATGCCGCGCCGTCATAATACCCGAGGTGCGTTGCATCAGCATACAGCCCCGCTCCGGCCAGTGTTGCGGGCAGGTTAACGATAGCTGCCGCCATATTGTCTCCTGTTACATCGGCATTATCGTCCGGTTTGCCCAGCCCTGTTATGGCAGTCCATACTGTCGCCCCCCGAAAAACCCCGCTATTAAACTCAACATCACCATTTGCGTTGATCTGCCAGCCAGATACACCAGGGTCATAAACAGTACTCTGAATCGTCATGCCGATAAAAGCATCGTCAACGTTGATACATCGTGCCAGTATCGTATCATCAACAACCAGATTGCCGTCTATGCCAACGGTATTCACACCGCCTATGTTACCGGTTATCAATATGCCGGACTGTTCCCAGTAGGTTGCATTCGGAGGTACTTGGTTAGTATTCGCAAGAATGCACTTATACCTTTTCCCGCCCTGCAAAACCCTGTCATCAACAACATAATCAACTATCGAACTCCAGGCGTCAGGATCAGCGCCTTTCAAAGTGGTCATAATGCTGTCAATCGTGGCGTTAATAGTGGTATGCCCTTCGATATATCCATCCTGCCATAAAGACGCTATGCCTGCATAACTGACAGCCCTGATCCAGTAATAATGATCATAGGAAGTTATGGATACTTCGGTATCAACAAACGATTCTACTGTTTTTGGCACCGACGCAATCTTTATCGCATTACCAACAGTAGGCGCTGCATCACCAGCCGGCACTTTGGCGCGGTAAACTTCAATATACCAGAAATTGTCGCTGTTAGGATCATTCCATGTTAGGATGTTACGAAACACTTCGCTGGCTATTTGAAGGTTAGTAGGCGGTTGTGGCGCTGATGTATCGCCTGTATAGCCATAATCGGTGTTTACGCGGGTAATAGGGTACTTATAAGCTGAAAGCGCATTGATAAAATCAGGGTCGTACAAGTCTTTCACCTCGACGAATCTATTGGGCTTAAGACCTGCTGGACCTACTGCACCGTCTCTTACGTTGATCCACTGTTTGACGCTCTGGCCAAATTGGGGGGAAGAGGGTGCTGGAATTTGTACGATCTGCGTCATGTCGCTATTGCCTCAATTATCTCTTCTGGAGAGGTTGAAATCAAAACCTTGTCTATTTCAGCCTTTCCGGAAACCTCGAATTCATACGCTTTATACTCTGAATTTAACGGCAGCCTGAAAATGTCTGTTGTGTAAACTGTTTTTGACAACACTTCACCATCATCACCATAAACTTTCAGTGTGACCGGCACACTTACGCTCTGGTTGCCTATTATCTTCGCGAACATAAAGGCCATGGAAGGCACTATGAATTTCTTAGACTTAAATGTATTCGTTAGATAGGTTGCCGCTGATTCCCATGCTTTGGCATAATAATCAGGGTTGGTATAAGTCAGCAAATACAATGTATCGGTGATGGGATCTATACATCCGTGATAAATTGTGTCTGCAACCTCAAAAGTCGTTATATAAGGTTCATCTTTAAAATTAAAAATAAACCCCTGGTTACTCCCTTGCCAAAACCCTATATAAATATTGTCATAGTAAAACGAAACCAGATCGGCATGAGTTTTTCCCGCTGGCGGTAAATCAGTCCATTGCTCTTTGGTCAGAACGTTTGCCGTCAAGACTTTGACACCATTTTCATTAACCAAGGTCATTCCGTCCGGTGAAGGATATAATGCGCCTATATCGGTTATGATAAAGCCCCTGGCACTCAAACAGCCTTGATTGTACTTTAAGGGTTCCTCCATTAACGTACTTGAGTCAGCGCCGGTAATGATAGATGGGAAAGCTGTTGTCGCTATAATCGCCATACCTCTATATGTGCCCCATGCCACAGGCGTATAACTCAGGGATATCCTGTTTGCTGTTTTCCAGGCATAATGAATAAACGGCTCCGATACGCAAAACTGCTTGCCGGAAAAACCCGCCAATATGCCATTCTGGTATTGGCCAAGTTGTGCAAGATCGTCTGGCGGGGTTACCCATTTTTCGGTTAAGCACGCTTCGCCAAGATTGCTGTTAAGGTCGTCAGGAGTAGAATCACAGTCATATACAAGGGTTGTGTCTAACGGCACATCTGCAACCGGAATATCATATATGGCTGCCGCTCCCGTTGACCCCGGCCTCATTTTAGCAAGCTGATACTCTGCCCCAGCATCGCCGCTATTGAGCCTGTAAACCCTGAAATGGGTAACATCGTTGCCAGAAGCTACCAGAGTAGGTTTTACAAAACCGGACACGGCAAGATACTCACCGCCCTCAATATTAATCACAGCAGTAGCCGCCACAGGCTTCGACTCTTCCTCCGTGCCATCAGCCCATTTAACGACATAGGTATAATAATACGACACTGAATGTTTCGTTACTCCATCGCCGGTACCATAAGGGCCGTTAATGGTCAGGGCTGTTGACGGTGGTGTAACTCCAAGACGTCTGTAATCGTCTGTGGCATCAGGTATGCCGGTGGCAGGCATCAAAGTATCATTAGTCTGTTTTGGGTATCCGTCTCCGGAATAAAACAGCCTGTTATCCCCATCAGCAAGCTGTGCTTTCACCACATTGATATCGTTTTCCGTCCAATACAGCCATTTATCAGCCGATTCTTCTTTATACAAAGACCGCAAATCAATTCCGAGGTCTGCCCAGGTCTTTGTTGTCTCCAGGTCTTTAAGAGGTTTCAGCCTGCCTGTGCGCAGATCACAATTCTTGGCAATCTGCGCAAAGTTTGCAGGCAGCAGGCTTGGGTCAATCGCTGGAACTTGACCTTTAAGATTTTGTAGAATTTTCAGCATTATTTAGATCCGGCTTCTGTTTTAATTTCCGATATTTCCTTGCCTGTCAGTATCTGAACAAACAGGCCATAATGAAACATAGCTTTTTTACCCGCCGTCTCTGATTGCTTGGCATCGATGCTGTATGCTCTATACAGATCGTAATTCAGGAGAGCGCTTTCATAGATATCGTCAATCGTTATTACATCGCCGATCTTCGCTATATCTGTCGGCAATACCGATTCAATCCGTTCTGCATAACCCTGGTTTGCGGCAGGTTGGGGTGGAAACACATAAAAATGCTTGGGGTTTCTGGGGTCGAATGTATATAATTCTATTGTTGCAGATGCGGTGTCTGTGTGCCAATCGGGGTTATGCCTGTCGAGACTGGCCATATCCACAAAACGAATAACCTTGCCTGGTGTAAGCCCATCTGTGCCCATATTGCGAACCAGCTTAATGAAAGATATGCCTGTGGCTGATATCGACTGTTTCGTGCCCACTGCAAGCTGAACAGCATCATTGCTAATGCTTATATCCGACTTGATTAGCACAGCCTGTTTCTGGCCTGCATTAATGAAATTTAGATGATCAGACGGACCAAACGCATCATAATTGTCGTCAAACAATAATTTCGCAACATCGTCAGCTATCTTAGAGGCAAGTACAGTTCCCATAATTCAAATTATCCTTATTCTGATTGATTAAATCACTGCATCGACCCGGAACAGACCTTTAACAATAGTAGTCCTGCTGCTCGCCCCAGTCGCAATAATGTTATATTGATACATGCCGGTGTCAGAAGGAACCGTATAATCATAATAATATGTGCCAGCCGCCGATTTCGTCATGTCCTGAGCCGTTACAGCCGCCGTCCCATCCGGTTTTTGTATGGTTATTTTAATAGTCGATGGATCGGCGGCGGCTGCATCGCTATCGGTCACTGATGCCTGTAGTCTTGCTGTTTCCCCTATTTGATATGTCATCGTTCACATCCTTATGATGTTAAGTTGGGTCGGCAAGCTCATAATCAAAGGTCGGTATCGTGACAGTATTGCCGGATGTCAACACTTGCGATGTGCATGTAGTAGTCAACAAAATTGTGCCTCCTAAAGACAAGACTACATGCAAGGCAGTACCCGATCCGGTAACAGCAACATCAGCTTGCTGTGCTACTGCAATTTTTCGGCCATTAGTGTCGCCCTCTCCTATAACATAATCACCACCAACATCACCAGCAGTCAGCGTAACATTTGCCAAGGTATTGGTTAGGTCTGCAGGCGTTCCGACGTCGCTGGTAACGTCCATTCTGGTAGCGGTCGCAATCCTGTCCAGCGCATCATCTAACACATCGTTGTGTACGCTTTTCCCCATTTTTCCTACCTCCTACTCTGTCGATTTTAATTGTTCCTTTTATATTCTGCACTTCCAAAACAATTGATTTTCTTTTATTTTTTTTCATTACTGTATAGCTCCTACCCCTATAATTGCGACAGCGCGATATTATATTCCGTGGTCTGCGACAGCGCGATATTATATTCCGTGGTCTGCGACAGCGCGATATACATTAACCCAAAAAGAACTATGCTTAACGCTCCGCTTGATAGTAATCCCTGTACCGCTATTAGGTGTTTTTGAGACAAACCAATGTTATCAAGTGCTCCTGCTGATAGTAAAGGTTGGATTACGAGGAGATGCTTCTGGGTTAATACAGCATTGTCAAGCGCTCCTGAAGTTATCAATTCTTGTACGGCCAAGAAATGTTTTTGAGTTAATATGGTATTGTCAAGCATACCAGCCGACAACAATTCTTGGACTCCAAGAAGATGTTTTTGGGTAAGCTCGATATTGTCAAGCATACCAGCCGACAACAATTCTTGGACCGCCAGTAAATGCTTTTGAGTTAGCGCAACGTTGTCAAGGGCACCGACACCCGACATGGCTTGAACTATGAGACTATGCTTTTGAGTTAAATCTATATTGTCGAGCGTTCCTGCACTTTCAAGAGCTGCAACAACCAGGTTGATAAGCTCTATCCATTCCTCTGGCGTATCAACCCACTCAGAACTATTATCATCAACCCATTGAATCATCGTAAACTCTGCCTATACTTTAGTTGGATAGCCTTTAAAATAATACGCGGTGCCCCCACTGTCGTGTATCGTAAAAACCTTTGGCGTACCACTCAACGTCGTATCTACAACATTTTTAGGACGGATTCCTCCACCGCTCCCCTCATCTTCATCATGGTCATGCTCTGGGATTGATGAATTACTTTTGCTAACTATCCCGTAATAAACTCCGCTAAGCGATGCATCTAAATCATCGCTGGCAGCCGTTAATACCACCTGCGTATCCGCTACTGGAGTGGAAACCGACAATATTGTGCCATATTTCGTTGTATCGCCAATCAGCTTAACTCTTCTGCCAACATGGAATTCCGCTGTTTGGTCTCCACTAACCTCAAAGGTAGTCGCATTAATATATGTTGCGGCAATCATTCTCTTTTAGTCTCCCAGGAATAAAGACCGGTTATCTGCCGGAATAGTCATTTCTAATACTCGTAACGCTTGGGTAAGCAACTCTGTGTGCCATATAATTTTCTTAGAGCTATCCTCTCCTTCTCGCAATTGGAATATTTTTTTACACACGGAATTAACAAGCAATGATTCGGCTAAATGCGAAGGAATCCCGTCGGGTGTTTCATCGTCCTTTGACATATCAACTGGTAACCTGAAAAAGTGGAGGGTCAACGTTTCTGCTACTGTGGGGATTTTCTGATAATAAAGATTTCCACCTTGCTCAACCACTGCTTCAACTGCGCCCGATCCATCCATAAGAGGATAATCCTCAGCAAATTCAATCATAGAGTTATAAATCTTAATTTTCCTTCCATCGCTATTTGACACGAATTGAAGTGATCTTTGAAAAGTTGCAGGCATTGAAACATAGGCAAGTAAAGTCGATGTCTCAATTGTGTCTATTGCAAAAAGATCAGGCAAGGGAGGGGTAAGATAATTACCCAGGGAGGATAACACACCGCCAGCTATTTCAGACACGCTAAGATTCAGGTCTGCTGTTACTGAATCTGCAAAGACTGCACCATCGGTAATTTCTATTACACGCGCCTTAAGCTTTGCTAATGTTGCCATTCAAACACCTCACTTCAATTCGTTGTAAGGATATTCCAAATAAATCGGATCTTTTTCAGGACGCTTAATTTTTACAGTCTGTTTTTCATGCAGGCCTGTAGGCTCTTTATATTGCGGATGTTTTTCGTCGTAGCAGGTATCAGCACAGACAAAAAGACCATCCCATTGCATCCTGCATTCGCTCGCAAGCCTGCGGAACCCACACTGGTCACAAATCACATAATGATCACCTGGCTTGTAAGCCATAATCACCAACCTTTTATTTTAATCGAACCGTAAGAAAAATATCATAGCTGGACCCGTCTGTGACTCCATCTGTAGTAAGAAGAATATCACCAGTAAGATCATCGCCTTGATCTGTGATATCGTGTTCACTTTTGCCCCTGCCCGAAAGAACGGCGATTGTGGCATCCGGAGCTCTATCCCATTCTAAAAGAATATTATTGAGTCCGCTGATATCCCACTCTATTTTTTCAACAACGGTTCTGTCTGGAGCTACTCCGTCAATTTTTCTAAGCTCTGAAATATCAAGCTTAACCACATCAACCTCTTCATCGCCCGATGTTTCACACCGACCTGTCAGGTGAAGGATAATTCTTTTCCATCCGCCGTTTTCAGGTGGGTTTCCATCCCAATTCGGAGGGTGCACCCAAGTAGTATTTGTTGTTAAAGCCATAATGAGTCCTCCTCTCCTACCTTTCTTTGGCCACGAATATATAATCAATCGACATTGTTTTAGCCACAGCTTCCCCGTTCATTATCCCGAAAGTAATGGTCAGCTCCGTAGTCGGAAGCGTATCAGCCGCAAGCGTACCTTCCTTTGTGCCGTTGACCCAATATTCGATTGTATCCTTCCCGTCATAATAGAACGCCAGTGTTAGATAGGTATCGTCAGCCACAGTTGCTATTGTCGAAGCCGAAGAAGTGCTATCCGCTTTGGCAACATGGAAATCCAGGTTGGTATCGCCATCGTCTTTCTGGAAAAAAATTCCGTCAGATGCACTAAGCGGGGTTGTGTCCCTGTCGGTTATCCCGATAATAAAATCAGATTGTGTTGCGTCAGAAACCTTACAGCGGCATTTAAACCATGCTTTTTTCCCGGATTCTAATGCAAATATTTCTTTGGCAAGTTGCAGAAAATCCAGATCGTCATCCGCAGCGTCATTAGTCAGTAAAAGAACGCCACCATCAGCATCCTGAACTGCTTCAGTTGCATCGCCTGCACCTGCTTCCGTGGTAGTTACTACCCAATCGGCTGCTGTATATTTGTTAAAATCGTCAAAAAAGACATGGCATAATGTTGGGTCGGGGAAAAGCAATTGACCCATCGGGTCTGACGAGGCGCGGTTTACTACGCCGTTTGAATAACGTTGTGGAGTGGACATTTTATTTCTCCTTTGAAAGCGTTTGGCCATTCAAACGCCCCCTGCCCTATGCTGAGGGCGCTTTCATGGAGATTTATTTAATTGTAAGTAACTATCGGTGTCACTATCGGTTTTTCACAATATTTCAAATATGTTGAGTCCCCGTGTGCCGCTGCTTGCTCTATCCATGTTTTTATAACGTAAGGTTCAAGGTATTTTGGCGGAGAAAAAATCGGCCAAGGGGCAAAAGCCTCTTCGATCAAATTCTCTTTAATCCTCCAATCTTCTGTGGTTTGCCATTTGTCCGAAGGTCCCATTACTTTTTCCATCGCGGTGCAACCCTTCTTTAAAATTAAAGGAAGATCACCAACTTCTTCTTGGATTTTCTCTTTAACCAAACTATATTGTTCTTTTGCTTCCTTTAGGCCATAGTCAAGGGAACAATGCCAAATTGAAGCCCACCCACCCAAATTACCGGAATAATCTCTTTGTTCCATCCCTGTTTTGGAAGGTAATCCAAGCTTTCTCTGCAAGGTTAACATTTTAAAAGCTTCATCGAGATTCCTTGGTTTAGCGGCTAACTTCCAGCATTTCATGCAACCCATCGGAATAATCTTGTAACAATTGAACATGATCTTACTCCAAAAACCACAATCCCGGTCTTTGGCAGGATTTACAAAAATCCAGGGGGAGTTGTATGGGAATACCATCTTGGTCTCAATTAATCCGTCTTTATTAATCCAAAGATGTCCTTGTTTAAACAATCCTTGAATCGGAGTAATTATATCAAATTGCAAATTGTTCTCCTTTTTTATCCCCCAATCTTTTTAAGGAAAGGGAAAGAAAGACTAAGCTGCAACAACGCTTGCACCAGCGGTTAATGGTATGTACTGGCAATAAAAATCAATATCTCCAGCGGTGAGGTTAACGCCTGTGTGCTTTAACCCAATATCCACATCGTTTCCGATAAGGACCCAATCGGCATCCATTTTTGCGGCATTGGCATCCGCCGCAGTTGAAAGCGACCATGAATTACCAACAGCAAACGCTGTATCGTCAACAGCGTCCTGCACACACAACGCCGCAGTATTGCCGACAACTCCAACTTCGAGGGTTGGGGCAGCGGTTGCCGCTTTTGTGACAGCAACATTAACGGTAGCACCTACCCTGCAAAGCACATCCCCTGTTACTGTGAACAGCGTGGTTGTAGCAGCGGCCCCTGTTAAATCCCCCGTGGACTTCGGTACTATTCTTGGTATTTGAAGTTCAGATATGTATCTGACAACCTCTGCAATCGAAATACCGTTAGCGGCTGGCTCTGCGGCTGGAAACGCCGCAATACCGGCTGCCCCAGATAAAACAGCCGCAAGCGTATCAACCTTGCCTTCGACGCCGCTGGTAGCCGCCGTTCCGATAGGATCACCACTATAACCGTCTGTGGTGTACCCAAGAGCATCCGGCGCCCAATTGATATCTGCAACATTATCAACTACCGTACCGTTTGCATTACGCCAATTCAGACGTCTTGCCCATCCTGAACATGCAGTATCAAGCGTTGCGCAAGGGGCATTGCCAGGATCGGTGTTTTTCAGGAAGTGATCTTCCATTGTCATGCGTAAACATTCATCGGTTCCAGCAATTTCAATGATGCCAACATCAAAATCACCTTCTACATGAATATTTCGCAAGGTCAGATCATCAAGCCCGTCAAATTGGAAATGAGATTGTTTCTGTGTGCCCGCTTCGTCAGACTTAAAATACTTCCAGCCATCAATGGAAAGCCTGGTAGCGGTGCCAACGCCGACCATACAATCCGTGGTTTCAATACCTGCGGCATCGTGATACTCGCCATTGATGATAGTAAAATCAGCGGCATTGATATCAATCGGCCCAGTTAAAGCGTCAATACCTGCTACGAACTTCGGGTTAATCAGCGTGACACTCGCAGCGTCCACGTCCATATCAGCGCCAACAACGGTAGTGAACGTCACATAAGCCTTGTTTGCTCCTGAACCAAGGAAGATGATTGTGATTCCGGCAACGTCTAAGGCGAGACCCGCGGCAGCAGTTACAGTTTCAACATGACCGGCCTTCGCTATGATTATATCGCCGTTATCAGCAGTACATCGGCCAACGGTATAATCTATCGTCTCAAATGGCTGGTTATGAGTTCCTTTGCCGGTATCAGCTCCTTTATTGGAGTCAACCCAGAATACATTACCGCCGTAAGTGTTTAAAATCGGCAAGCCCTGTATGGCTACGCCTTGAGCAAAACCGTTTGGATAATTACTTATTGGCATTTCAATTCCTCCTATGGACTCTTTTAGAGTCACTTTGAATTCCCCATAGTTCGGGAAAAACCAGCTCCGTTCTTTCAGGAGCGAAGCTGGTTATTGATTAAAAAATTATCAACCGCCCGGACTTCCGTAGACACCTCTGGCATCTGACCATCCGAAACTCCCACGGAAAGTTGCCTTAAATTTGGCATTTTCAGTATCGAAATCATTCTCGGTACCAAAATTGTCAGCTCTCCGCTCCATATACTTCAGCCCATCGGGACAGTCAGTCTTCAGGAACCACGCGTCGGCATCGGTCAGGTAATGATTAACCTTCACGCCCTGCGGAATCTTGTTTGAAGCGCGGATAGCATTGATGTCGTTGTTCGCGGTATCAACACGGCCAATAGACTTCAGTATCCGGTATGCATCGAACTCTAATGCAGTCGGAATGACGAGCTTCATCGGCCTAATCGCAATCGTTAAACCCTTGTCAGTTGTGAACGCTCCGATATCAATACATGCCTGCTCAAGAGCTGCTTCGCTCAAATCAGCGGGAGTCGCAAGCTCATTGCGCCAAGTACCACCAGACTTGTTCGGATGATCAGTAGCGCAAAGCTCTTTGCCGTCGCTGTTCGAGCCCATCGTGTAAGATGAGTTAAAGGCGCGGTTGAGAATATTTGCTCCGATCAGCTCTTTTGTTTGTCGGATTGAAAAAGCCAGAGCGCTTGCGCGTCTCAGGGCTACGGTCACAGAAATACCGTCCTCATGCATTTCACGGGTGATGATAAAACCAAGCCCGTATGTTACATGAGTATATCTGTTCACATATCCCTGTTCGGTATCGGTAAAAGATATGCCGTCGTTTTCAGTTTTTATTTGAGCAAGACCAAACCCGGTTACTCCAATTTCTTCCTCAAATGCCCTTGTCGAAACGTTTTTCTCGAAAATATCCAGATACTCAATCGGATATTCTTTGTATTTTGTCTGGTACCACGCCCGAACGCCAGGAACGAGGTCTTTTGCAAAATTACCAGTAGTTATAACACCCATGATACATTACCTCCTTTCCTATACGTCAGTGGACGATCTCATCTCGTGCTCGATAATAAGAACATCCCATTTACAGTGAGCTCCAAGCGCATTATCCTCTTTGTTTGACACTCCGAGAATTTTACACTGGCCTCCCGCCGTTGCAGTATCGCTGGAATCCAGCTCCATCCCGGATTTACCGGATGAAGTATCCCCAGAGCCAACTGCGATATCGGTGGACAGGCCTACCATATCCGCGTCCATGTCGTTGCTGGCATTATCTTCCTGAATCTCGAAGATAACATCAGGGTCATCCACAACGAGACAGTACATGGCCGTACTTGCAGGCCTGTATGCCCTGTTAAGGTTTGTGGTATCGAGTGCCACGAAAGGCTGATCGCAAAAACCAACCACAACGCCCCTGATTGTTTCGTCTGCTGCTGCCTGTGTTACTGTTGGATACTTACCAGTGCTATCAGCGCTGCCGGCAGACTTAACAGCATCGCCGATGAAAACCGCCGTGGCGTCAGTGGCAGGGATATAATACATCCTTGCCTTGCCGTTCCACGGATTTCCGTTTAAATGTCCGACAGGCTTAAACCCGCAGATTCTATCTACGTTTGCCATGATTTCACCTCATATATAAACTGAGGCTATGTAATTTTAACACCACCATACATACCCTCGGTTTTTGTATTTAACTTGCGTTTCATGTCATTTTCCGACATTAAAATTCTGTCTTGTTTGGCTTTTTGATCTTCTTTGTAAAATTCCTCTTTGATCTCCATCAAAACTGCATCTGTTCCACCGCCCACTGGGAGCGACACTCCACTGCCAGGTTTAAGATTTTTCCCAGCCTTGGGATCTCCTACCTGAACATCTTCTTTAACGACCGAATATCCAGCCGCTTCAAACTGCTGGATTCTGCCCGGCTCATCATTCACAAACCTGCGAACATAGCCAGGACGTTTCGGGGCTGTAAGCACATTACGAGTGCCAAGCGGAACTCTTTCCGGTCTTTTTTTCTCTACGGCTTCTTTTGTCTCTGGTTTGTTCTTCTCGCTCATGCTGCACCTCCTGCCACTTTGGCAATATCCTCTATATATTGGTTTTTGGTCATTATTCCCTGACGAACAAACTGATTCATTATGCTTTTCTGGCTACTCGTTAGATCGGCTTCAGTAAGTTTTCCAGAAGATGATCCCCGCCGCGCAGAGCCTTCAACACGATTTACATTCACATTCTTTTGTTCGGAGAATTTCTCGGGGAAAGCTTCTTTAACTTTTTTATCAACCATATTAGCGATTCGCTTGAACGACAGGCCTTTGTTTTCGGTTGCGATGGTGTCAGCATATTGCCCCATTTCATCATCAGTGATGTACCAGGGATTTTGTTTAACCCATACGTCAAATTCAGGTGTTGATGATTCTCCCTGGCTTTGCGTTTTAGCAGTTTTTTTAACCGGCTCTGGCTCTTTGATTGAGCCTTTTACAGCATCAATCTGTTCATCAATTTCATTAACCTTTTCGACGTCCCCGTCCTCGATAGCCACTTTTTTCTGAGTCTTTAGAGATATTAATTCTTTTTTCAGGTTAGCAACCTCGGCTTTGTAAACTCTTTCGTTATGGGCTTTCAATTCTGCTATACTGTCGGTCATGTCTGACAGTTGCTGCTTTTGGCTTTTGAGGGATTTCCGCATACTGTCCTGTATATCCTGCCCTTTGCGAATATAGGTTTTGGCATTTACAAAATCAGTCTCATCACCAGCAAAATCCTCCTTCGGTCTCCACCCCATCTCCTTCGCAAGGGCTTCCACATCGCCTCCTTCTTTAGCTCCTTCTCCGGCGTTCTCTTCGCCAACCTCTTTGTTGTTGCCGGCGGCTTCTTCTTTTTCTCCTTCTATTATTATTTCTTCTTCTGGCATAACTCCCATCCTTTCAGGCTCTGCGCCTATTCTCGGTTACAAAATACAAAAAGCCTCGCTTGGATTAATGGCGTTGTCTATTCACCATATCCTCGTATTAACGCTTTAATTGTTTGTGTTTCGGTTTCAGTCATTTTGCCAGCACCGCCAGAATATCCTGATCATTTAGTAAAACATAATCTTCCCCGTCTTCGCCCGGCATATTAATGCCGCCATATCTGGCATAGAGCACATAATTGCCTGTCTGCGCCCACGGTTTCCCGTCTGCGAATTCTTGCCATGCCGTTGGTCCGATAGCAACTAAAACGCCTTTCGTTGACGCCCTCTGCTCGTCCTCTCTGGCTTGCGGGGCTAAATATATTCCCCCCGATGTCTTTTCTTCGACCTTGTCTGGTAGAACTAATACATGATGCCCGGTCGGCTTTATGCCTGATTTATTCTGTCCCAATTCCATCCTCCTTTTCTTCGTCCTCAAAGCTAATATTTAAAAGCTGATTGAGACCCTCTATGTTCCCAATCATCCTTGCCGTGCTCCCCATCGTTGCATCTGCGGTTGAACATAATGTTTGTCCATTGGCGAGGTTGTCTTGCAGCGACTTTTTGAGATCCCCAAGTATTTTATATATCTCGATAGTAGTAGGGTTGGATTTCCATTCTTCAAAAGCTTCTTTAGTCATGCTCATTTATAAAACATCCTTTAAATTATTATCCACCAACACCTGATAAATGCCTTCAGACAAAGCTTCTACATAACCTTCTTTGCCATCAAACATATTGTGCCCCGTTATATCGTCTATCCCATGCAAAACTTCATGGATTAACGTCACTATAATAGCAGATGCTTTTCTTGGTTCGTTCCCGTACTCTTCAGCAACCCTGATAATTTTTTTCGAGTAATCAATATCCCCGACCCGATCAAACCGTTCTGTAAAAACATACGGAAAAACAACTTCGTATTGATGGCCGCCAATTTTTAGGGATTTAGGGATTCGCATTATTTGACACCAACCCCCTTTCCGTATACGGCCCCTGCACATTAGTTTCAGCAGCCTTACCCTTAAACTCAGAGGTTTTATTAATATTCGCTTGCCTTTCCCTGTCTTCAATGGCCGCCAAGATCTTCGCTTTTTCCAGTTTCAGCTTCTCAGCGTCAAAATTCGTTCCCAGTTTCTTAACTTCCTGTAAAACCCTCTCAGACACTATCTTCTCTAACACCAACTCTGCTTCAGCAGCGGTCTTCCTTATCTCTGCCACTGTTTTTTCAATCTCAGATTGCTTAGCCTGTATTTCTAATTCTAAAATTGGATCCGGCTGGTCTTCCTTCGGGATGAGAGCGTCAATATTTTCGATTTGCAGCGCTTCGAGATATCGCTTATTAATTTCCTGGTCATTCAGACCTTGGCCTTTCATTTCAAGCAACGCCTTGGCCTTCATGATGCGTTGCATGTTGGTTGTAGCGTTTGGGTCTGACACGGGGATAATGTCCATATCAGAGTTGTCATAATCCTGATGTCTGATTGCTTCCGGGTTATCCAGTACGTTAGCATATGCCTCATCTGACAAATACAGCACGTTAAGGCGTCTGATCTTTTGAAACTCCCGATATAACGACCTGTGAATCCGCTTGTGAATTGCTGAATATACCTGCAAACCCTGCTCGATCAGGGCAAGCGTTGTTGTCGCAGGCACATTCGGACCTGGACTCTGTCCTGATAAAACTTCTGTCATACCAGATGTCTCTTTGCCGACGTCAACGAGCAAGCCTAAGAGTTGGAATAAGGTGGGAGAAGGTTCTTTCGTGGGCAACGGCACAATGTTTTTTCGCAGATCATCGCCTGTTGTCTGCACTGGCTTCCACTCGCCGGACTGAAATTTCAGGCTTGCGCCACGGCCCAATTGAATACCACGGCCGAGAAAACCGCTTTGCCGGTTAGATAGTGTCCCCGCATCTAATAATTGATTGAGCGCTGTGTTAGAGGCTGAATTGATAGAATGTAGAAGAATACCAAACCCCATGCCGTAAAAACTGCCGTCAAATGCCGGCATAAAAAGGAAACGAGTGAAATAATGTGTCGGTTTTATCCTGATTATCTCGCCTTTTTCATTGGCCTCAACTCCCTTAAGCTCAAACCGTGCGGATATCCTGACTAATTTTTGGGTGGCTTTGTGGACAGTAATGATGTACGGCTCCTGATAGCCGTCTTTGTCGAGATCATACCACCTGTGCTGCTCAAGGAATATATGCGGCGTGTCTTCATCGACCTGTTCACGTTCCTCACCGGATGCAAGGCCAAGCTCCTCAACGTCAAAATCGAGATAAACACCACTCCTGATTCTCTCAACAATTTCATTTCGAGTCAGTTCGATTTCGTGTGTAATCCTGGAGGCTTTTTCGAGTGATTGAGCGTAGTAATGAACTACCAAGTCATCGGCAAAAACCATCTCGGAAACATTGCGGTTTTCAATAGTGCTGTAATAGGTTTTTTTGAACGCACACCCGACAGCGGGTAGAGTAAACAGCAACTGGTCAACCCCGTCCTCCCAATCCGGCATGTCATTTAGGAGTTGATATGACATGTGATCGCAGATTCGTTTGCTTCGCTCTGCTTTCTTACCGTCAGGGTCTTGGCCTATAATCTTAGGCTTGACGACATCCGTGCCCTTAATTATTTCCGGGTATGCCCTGGCAGCGAACTGGATAGCGGCATTTGTAATGATAGGATATTTTACATTCGCAACTTGCTCTCCGGCATAAGTCTTCTTTTTAATCTCAAGTTTTGCCAGTTTTAGAATTTCAGCGTTCGATCTCTCCCATGTCGCCCTGGAATCCTTATCAGTATTGTAGTCGTCAACGACTTTAGCCGCTATGGTATCTATCACGTCCTGCTCAAGGTCTTCGGCTATATTAGTCATAGCATGGCGTGCTTCGAGCTGGTCAAACATAGACAAAATTTGCTGCTCTTCAGCAGCCTGTTCCGCCTGTTGCTGCTCAATAGCCTGCTGTTCGACTATTTGCTCTGGTGTCGGTTGCTGTGGCTCTAAATATTGCTCGTTATTGATTAGCTCGTTTTCCATCATCAATTAATACCCTGTCACATTGTCCACGGTGTCGGTCTGGGATTGCCTGTCGGAATCCCAAATCTGATAATTTTCCGGCGGTGCTGTGGTTGATATACTCAGTCCGCTCATACAAAGATACCTAACGTCATCCATTAAGTGATCATTTTCTTTAACGATCTTACCTTTTTCGTCTCTCCGGTAAATTCGATATTCCGCTAAAAAATTGCGCAGTGAATTAAAAACCTTGAGCTTGCCTGTCGAAAACCTTTGCCATACATTTAACAATCCGGATTCAACCGAATTGTCTGCGTAGCTAAGGTGCAGTCCTAATGCAATGTATTCATCGACTAATCGTGTTCCGTCCTTCTGACTCCGCCCCCGTGCAGCCGGATCAATAACACCTGGAATCCACTCCCCTCTGGCCTTAATCCCTTCGGCATGAATTATTGGTTCTGCTTCTCCTCTGTAATGTTCTGAAAACAGATAAACCACATCTGATTGCTGATCCCATGCTCCCCACAGGGCCGCTGTCCGGTTCCATCCAACATCTAAGGCATAGCATTTTGGCCACGACGGAGGTATTTCAAACGGTTCAATGGTAATATCGTCTTCTGCGATTGGATAGATGGCACCAGCGCCTAACTGCGGGATACCTTTGGAGCGTGCGTCTCGTTGATATGGGGGTATTGAAGTAAGTAATTCTGTTTTTTGCTGCTCGGTCAGGTGAGGGGCGTCATCCCATGTGGCATTAACAACATATTTGCCGGTTTTAGAAAAATCTTCAGGAATTTTTCCGCCCGGCATAAACGATAAAACTGTTTCGGAGAGCCCTAACAACGGCGTAAACGTACACATTACCAGCCCATTAGTAGTCATTGTGCGGAGCAAGCATTCGGCATAAATACCCAGATCACACTCTTCATCTAACCAAATTACATCCTGCTCTGTTCCCTGAAACGATTTTCTTTTCTGGTCGTACGAATTACCTACTCTAAATCCACCGGAAATATATTCATGGCAACCTTCTACACCTATCCCAAATACATTGTGTTTTCCGATTTTGGTTATTTGGAATATCTCTCCTATCTTATATTTAGGACGAGGTTTTATGTTGCACGTGCAGTCTCTGTTAAATTTACCTATTTCTGTAAACAGCACTCGATTTTCACCATGCAAGTTTATCGTATGGCTATTAAAATGTTTCCCGTTGAGTTTGACCTTACGGCTTCGTATATTTGCATAAATATTTACACTACGTAATAATAATACCACATCCTCCGCCAGCCTATATGAAGCAGACGTATATGAAGCCCTTTTGTTGTTAATTGTGCCATCACACGACCACAACCAAAAAAGAAATGTCTTTTTTTGCTTTGCCGATAATCCAAATACCCAGTCAGGAATATATTTATGTTTAGACAGTTTGTTCCACAATCCATCCCTTCTAAGGCTTTTTGTCAATTTGTTGTGATTGGGGGTATTGCTTGAAATTTTATATGTAATAGTATTGCGCATTCGTTCAATGGTTAAATCATCTGGCAGACATTTTCTTAATTCATCAACTTGCTCAGGGTCGTTACATGTAAAGAACGGAGTTTTACCCCTGGTGCATCCATCCCCAATCATAACGGCAGTCATAATTATCAGCCAGTCTTCCTTGTTGTTGTCTACTATGCCAGTTTTCTCTATGCCTAATGAAGGCGTAAGGGATAGAATATCTCCAATTTGTAAATCACCCGCATCCACAACTCGTCCATCTCCTCTAAACACTTTGTGGTTAGGCGTAACTCGCAACCTGCCACCTTCCGCTTGTATCTCAATCACATCAGCATCAGCATAGGAATGTGTTTGCGTTACTATACCAATCTTCCCATCGGCTAAAACAACCCCATCTCCTATTTTAATCTCTTCAATGTTTGCCCATGCTCCAGCCTTAGTTAAAATTCGTTCTCCTGCTGGGTGACACTTTAAGCCGAGATGTGATGTTCCGCCGGACACATGCTTGACGGCTATTGACTCGACTGTATCTGGTACGCTGCCTGCTTTATTTTTTGTGTTGACTATTAAGTCGCCTGGAATAAGACCAATACCGTATTCTCCAGGAGGTCCGAGCAGTTTCGTCTGAATAATATCTCGGACGGTCTGCGATGTGTCACCTGCCGCCCATGCCTTGATAGGTTTTGTGAATCTTTTCCCTGCCCACCAGCCAGGATAATCACCGGTCAGATGGAGTGTAAGCTCATATCCACCGACGCCCTCGGTCTTGCCTACCCTGTTGGCGCTTATTATTGCTCGCTCTCGATATTTAGCGCCAGCCTCGAAAAATTGACAATGTGGAATATACAGCTCCCGTCTGAGCGGCCCTGCCTCTGGATACATGCGGTGTATTCTTGTCCGCCTGTATCTGCGCTCTCTTTCATTGAGCAGGTTAAGGAGTTCTATTTTTTGCTGTCTATTCACTATTGTCGCCCGCCGCCTGTGAAGCTTTAGTATTTAAAATAGCTGCTATTCTGGCGTCTAAATCCGCATCTGATAGATCAGGGAATAACGCCATACCGTCCTTACCTGTAAGCTCGTGCCTCTCGATAAACATACCTAAATGCTTTGCAACACTGTCAAGAGCAGGTTTTTTGTCGGCAAACTTGATCTTTTTTAAATCGCCCATCATATCGCCGTCTTTGGTGAATATAGTTTGTACATCCATACCTGTTAGTGCAGCAGCTACTTCGGCGGGAAGTTCGTGAATGGGGATTAAATCGCCATTTTTCTTGTAGAATTTTCGGGGGTCAAGAAAGGCCAGTTTCGCGTATTCTGTAAGAACTCTGTCCTGTGTGATTTCAATCCTATCTGCCCGTTTTTTTATCTCTTTAGCCAGAAGTGCTTGAATTAATGGTTTTTTAAGGTTTTCAACACCGATTGTGAATGCTGTTTTGGGGGAATATCCTGCGGCTTTGGCTGCCCGTGTCGCATTAAAATCAACAATATACTCTTTCACAAACAGCGCTTGTTTCGGGGTAAGACCTTTTTTCTTTTTTGAGACACGCTTCGCCATATCTCGTAATATAATTGAAAAAAAAGTCTGTCAAAGGGCCATCAGAAAGGGCCATCAGAAAGGGCCATCAGAAAGGGCCATCAGAAAGGGCTTTTTTCATCTTTTTTATTTTTTTCATTTATTTTTTTTCATAGTTTTTATCTTTCATTATTTTAATGGGTTATCTATTATTTAATCTTTTTCTTGATATTCTTTAAAAATAATGCTTGACAATCTATATTATATATATTATCAATATTAACAATCATGATATCGAAAGGGGGTGAAAAAAATCAAATCAATGAAATCAACGACGATCAAGAATATTGACCCGGAGATTTTTCGCAAATTCAAGGTTGCCTGCGCTGAAAACGATATTGACATGCGCTCTGCGATTCTTGGATTCATGGATCAGTTTGGATCGGATCAGATGTATGAGATATCAGATGGAGTCAATACTGCCCATTTTGACAATCTTTTCATCGGCTTGGATACCATGCTGCAGTTTCACGCCGAAGGGCGCTGGATCAAGATCAGGAAGGTATAGGCTCCGGTGACCGGGCCGGAGAAAATAGCCCTGGGATGTTGCCACATCCCGACCGGAGCCCGAAAAACAATAACACATAACGAACAAGACCGAAAGGAGAAAATCATGGAAAAGAAAGTATTGGACCTGATAATTCAGGAAGGAAAAAAGCTCGAGTACAAGCGAACTTGGTTGAAAAAGTCATACAATGAGATTATAAAAAAGCTCAATGATGAATTGAAAGAAATCCCGGATATGAGCGAAACGCAAATGTCGTACAAACTGAGATCATGGACGGAGGATAACGGAAACGGATATGAAATATCCTATAAAGTTCGATTAGCCTTGATTTTTCAGAATGATGCATATGTTGAATTGCAAATCGGAGAATACAACGAAGCCAACGGTTGGGAGTGGGAAGAACTATATTATCCGTCAATGCAATCCATCCGGGCATTCGGCTCCCACCTTCCATACGCGTTATCTTTCTTTCTCGACGCGATCAAGAAAAGGAATGAAAACTACCGGGATAGTATAGATATTATCGACAACATTTTGAAAAAATTAAACGGTTAGAGAGACCAGAAAACCCGTTCCCGGAACGAAAAAATTTTGTTAAAAAATTTCGTTTCAATCCTTGTTTTAATGGAATCCGGGAACGGGGATATTTTGGTTTATCATACCCCATGATAACTGTCAATATCCAATTATAGATTGCCGTCATTTTTTTTGGATTTTTTTACCTGGTAGGATATTAATTGTGACGTAAACGCACAGCAGGTCTTGCGTGGCGGGCGTCCGACAAAATCATAATAAACAGCGCCGGATTTCAACATTTCTTTCTTCCGGCGCTTTATTTTCGTCAAAGACCAGCCAAAGAATGCTGCTATATTTTTTAATCCTTCGATTCGTTCAGGCATAACATAAATACTCCAGAATAACCCTCCACGCCTCATCAGCGCCTTTACAAAAATAATGCTGATAGCCCTGGCTGATGAGAAACTTCCGCCACGCTCGCTGCTCCTTGCTGATCTGGCCCCCTCTCACCCGCTTGAGTTCGATAAACAAACCGCTGCATAGTCCGCGCCGAACAGGCAGAAATATATCCGGGTAGCCTTTCCGCATCCCAATCTTTTTACATTTCACAGCTTGGCCTATCGTCAGACGTACACCATTGAGCGACCCATTAAGGAATTTTAATTCCGGATATTTTTTACAATAAACTTGAGCTCTACTGAAAATAGCTGCCTGTTCTACATATTCACTCGGGCAGGGTGGTGGTTTTAGTTTCAGCTTTTTCATTCTATTTCCTTATGATCGTGCTTAATAATAATCAGCCAGCCTGTTATTGTTATGCCTGTAATTAAACCTATTGCCATTCCTATGAAAAATCCGGTCATCTTTCACCTGCCTTCTTTAGTAGCCGTAAAGGTTTTTTAAATTCCCCGATTAAAACCGGCGGCTCCGGTGTGTATTCAATTTTTCCGTTCACACTATTTTCTCGCTCTACTATCCCCGGTAAATATTTCACATGATTTTCCAAATTCGACATCGTGCAATATAATCGTTCAAATTCTTTTTGTTTCCATTTTTCGTCATCAGCACTACCAGAGCATAAAGCAGGCCATCCACCCATTACCTCAATCACAGAGTGAATAATCGGATCGTCAAACTTGACGCTCTGATAGGCACCTACATTTCTGATCGCCCTGATCACCTTAATCCAGGCTAAAATAGATTGATTTTCCTGCCTGCCCTGAATAGCTTCAATAATATCAACCGGTTTTGGGAAAAAACGTGAGGATAAAATAATCTCATTAAAAGCTTTTTGACATTGATCGTTTGTGAATGGTTCAAGGGCTTTCCAGTAAATTTTACTGAGAATCGGGGTTATCTGTTTATCAAACATCTCTCCTATACCCGCCATAAAGTTTTTAAACGCTGATTTGTTTTTCATTTTCAATTTCCTCCTGCTCCCACGCGTTTAACGCTTCAATAGACTGTATGGTCTTATCAGATACCCTGCCACGTAGGGGATGTGCCTTTTCGTTCAGATAACTCTCAAATTTTATACCAAAAAGCGTCTGCGGCCTGAGAAAATCTATCATTTTGGGGTCTGTAAGCCATTTTTGGGATTTAACATCAATCACATATTTAAAATCATCCAATCGAAATCCCTGATTCCATCTTGCTTTAATCTTATTTTGAGTTTCTTTAGATGTGTGTAGGAAATTTTTATCAGTTTTTTGATTTAGATATGAGATGATTTTTTTGTATGGAATTTGATTTTTTTGGGGTTGCTCGACATATAGTTCTTTTTCTTTTGTAATAGTTTCTTTTGTAGTAGTTTCTTTTGTGGGTATCTTTTTTGATAACGACGGATTATCTTTTTTGATAACACTCGTTATCTTTTTTGATAACGTTATCTTTTTTGATAACGGTGTCCATTGTTCATAATTCTTATTAAATTCATATACATGCGCTGGTGCGTTATCTTTTTTGATAACAACTATTATCTTTTTTGATAACAACCCCTGAATCGCCCTTATAATATTCGGCTTTTTTAACCCTGTCATTTTAACAAATTGAGACAAGGCGATGGCGTCTTGTCTTTTCCTGAACCCATAAGTTTTTCTAAAAATAGCATCTAAGATTTGCCTTTGTTCTCCAGGAAGCCTGTAATGAATTAATGCATCCATAATCTCATTAGCTATAGTTGTGTAGCCATTTTCCTTTTGGGGATTAGCCATAATTTTTTTATATCCCCTTATTTCTCTCTTTTTCTCGTGATCGCACCAGCAAGAATTGAAATTATCATATGCTCGACTGGCAATAAAAACCCACCGGCACCCTCAAAAATAACAGCCTTGAGATCCGGATATCTGCTGAAATCCAAAGTTACGATATCAGGATTCTTAACAGGTGGCTGGGTGTTGGGTTTTTTCGGTTGAGGTGGCTTTGGTTTTTTGGGAGTTTTGATCTTAGACTTAATATGCACTTGGGACGGCACAAACTTACCCAGGGTCGGATGCTCTACCTTTCCCTTTCTCCATTTTTGGTAATGGCCGGAACATAGCCCACGGTTCAAAACTTTTTTTCCACAACCCTCGACCATGCATTTTTTGTATGTTGGCGGCGGTCCATAGTCTCTTGTTGAATCTTCCATAACGTCTATCCTCCTTTCGTCTATAGGTATTTCAGGATTAGGTATTTCAGGATACGGCAGGTCTTTATATGGCTTTCCAGCCTGATAAGCTTTGAGGGGCTCACACTTAGAAATACATTTGGTTTTATTAATCCCTGCTTTATGGTTTGGGCATTCAAGGCATGGGCTGATGTCGATACAGTCATCATTTCTGGCGTCAATCATAATAATCTCCTTCGGTGTTTTTTTTAAAAGCCCATGTTCAGACTCTTGGATTCAATAGGTCAATAGGGACCTGAAAGGGAAGCCCTAAGAGCTTACTTCTCCCGTCATGGGCACCGGGTGGAGGAGGAGGTACACAGATAAATTTTATTTTTTACACGGCCCCTTGCGACCACCTTTCTGACGGCCTACGCCAGGGCTATTTGTTTGCCGACCTCTGCCTTGCCCTCTGCCGTCCCGGGGCCCCTGTGAGGTTTTTGGGGGGCCTTTTTGATCTCTACGTGGCATTTTTTACCTCCTTTCCGTTTGTCTTGTTTAATTCATTCCTCAGCCGTTCTGGTGTCTTGCCTTTAGACTCTGCAATCTTTTCGGCTCTGGTTTTTCTGCGTCGCTTTAATCGTGTGCCCATTTTAATAATTTATAATTTTTTCACTGAATTAATTATTATTTGTTAAGACTTCCCTTGAATCTCTTTATACAATTTCTCCCAAACATCGAGATCGTCTGTTTTGCTCAGTAAAATTGCCCTCTTGATAGCTCTTTTACAGAATGTTGAACGATTAAAATCTGTTTGCTCGCAGACATCATCCAGGAGCTCGATTAACCAGCCGGGAAGGCTGATAGAAACTGTTTCCGATGCATTGTTTAGTTTTATGCGTGATAGCGCCATTGTTCTCCTTATAAAATTACATCCAGGGGATACAGCCAAAAAGCTTAGTTATTTTTTTCCGGAATCTTGGCGAAGGCTTAATCCCTTTAATATCCAGATATGCTGCCTGGCGCGAGATGCCAGCGGACTTGGCTATCTTGGGAACGGAAGTTTGTTTTAATGCTAAAAGTAGGTTGACAGAGTTTATAAGGGGTAGCTGTGAATCAGCGTTTATTATTTCTTTTATCAGTAAGTTATTTATGGTTGACATTGTAATACAAACCAATTTATTGTTAAAATTGGCGAGGGAGTTTGGTGCAAACCAGGTTCACCTCGAAAGCCATACCTGGATTGCTATTGAGATTCCCCCGCCTGCTCTTTCGGATATAACAGCTCCATCCGGGTTACGAGCTGGTCGTGAAGGCGCTCAAGCAATTCTTTTGATCGTAGCGATTGCCGATAGCCCGATAGCGCCATGCATAATGAATTTGTGTTAACTGTGTCTTCAGGAGTGGAAACCATTTTTGCCAATACGCCCTGGTTTCCGCGTAGCTCAAGATTGCAGTCAACCATGAGTTTTTTGCACTTTTTCCGTAGGGGTTCGATGTTTATCGAATTCATAGGTTAAATGATACACAAGACAATGTAGTTTGTCAACTTAAAAATACTTTATGGGGTGTATGATATGCCTTGGGACCAAGATGTTTTTGTTAAAAATGTTTTAATATTGGTTAATAAGCATTGTGGCGGCGTCCAAAAAACTTTTAACGATAAAATAGACCACCGCGATGCGGTAACAAAATGGAAAAAGGGGAGTAAGCCCGCGTTGGATATTTTATTAAAGATCCCAAGCAGCTTCCCTTGTTCTCTTGATTGGCTTTTAACCGGTAAAGAGCCGCCCTTGGGGTTGTTCCCCGGCGATAAAGCAACTTATGCCCTTTCTCCAGAGGCTAAAGACGCATACCCTGAGATTGAAGATATTATAAAATATGCCAACAAGGCAGTAGAAATAAACGACACCAGTATCCTAAGATCGGTTTTGAAGGGTGTTGCTGAAAGACTCGAGAATATCGAAAGCCAGAAGAAAGAAAACATTAAAGAAAAATGCAACGGTGGTAAAGGGTGTAACAACACCCCTTGGGAAAAAACTGTAAACGAGTAGGCAATATAATTTATGTAAATTTTAAGAGGATGTGAACAGTTTCCATTTTGGAAAGAGTTCCGCATACTCGATGATTGCTTTCAGTTTCCAAGTAAAGCTATGGTCGCATATAGAGGTAATAAAATTACCGACACGGTAGAAATAAATATTAAAGGTCAGTGGCAAAAACGTTAAAAGTTGTGATGGCACATTAAGCCCAACGTGTCGATGCGACGATTACTAACGAGGGTCAATATGAGAAAATATATAATAGTTATTTCTTTGGTTTTTCTCGCCACCTATGCTTTCTGTGAAGAAAAAATTCATCCCCTTATTAAAAACGATATCCGATTTAAGATCGACACTCTTTGCTTGAAACACAACCTCGAATCGCTTCAGTGCAAAGCAGCCCTCCTGAAATTTTATTGTCATCAAAACAGTAATCCTGTTATGGACGGTGAAGTGCCATGGTATCCTATGACCATTAAGATTATTAAAAACATAGCTCAAAAACATGGTTGTTCCGTAAACTCTTTGGCGGCTGTAGTCGCTGATTACGAGGCATGGGTAAGCACAGAGGAGAGCGTCAATAGAAATAATGCTTACGAGGACCATGGCGGTGGGGCTGAATTTGACTATGATCAGTTTTAATAAAAAAACTATCATTTTTTTAATCTTAATTTTTCTACCAGCAACGGTCTTTGCATGGTCGGGCCAATGCGTCGGTGTTGCCGACGGCGACACAATCAAGGTTATCCACTATGGCAAGCCCGAAAAAATAAGGTTATATGGCATTGACTGCCCTGAAAAGAAACAGGCATACGGGAAAAAGGCAAAGCAATTTACGGCCAAACTGGTTTTTAAGCAGATCGTTAATGTTAAGCCTGTTACAACCGACCGATATGGCCGGACAATCGCCTGGCTATATGTAGGCGATAAAAGCCTTAACAAAGAGTTGTTAAAAGCTGGTCTCGCCTGGCACTATAAACGATATTCTCAAGATGAAGATTTGGCTGTATTAGAGGCGGAAGCAAGAAAAAACAAGATCGGCCTATGGAACGATAAACACCCCATGCCGCCGTGGGATTTTAGGCGAAAACCATAAAAACTATCCAAAAAACCCCAAAAGTTACACCACCCACCAAACCGCATAAATAAAACACTAATATGCCTGCAAGAAAAATACACATTTAGCTGTATTTTTTTCTTGACTCTCTACATCGCTTTGTGTATCATTGCACTCAAAACAACCCCAAAAGCCCAAACCCGAAACCCTATTTTTTTAGGACGTAAACTTTGGACAGGGGTCGTTTAAAGCCAAAACCATAAATCGGCGAGTGCTACTCCCCAGCGTATGGCAGAGGCAGAAAACTAAAAACAAAATATCGCGGGCAGATCCGGTGATCAGCCGAGTCTCATAAGCTTGGACAGCAGGATTCGACTTCCTGGCCCGCATCCAACAAACTCATATTTGGTTGAGTGTGATAGCCAAGAATGGCACGAACGAATCACAGGGACTGCTGCGTAATGGTCATGCGCACCAACAGACGCACGGCAGGTAAGACCTGCTCCCTGCGACTAACACAGGATAGCTATGCGAAACCAGCCCCACAAAAAAGCAGAGAAATTTTGTATGAACAAAGCCAAAAAAGTCATAAAAATTTGTGGGAGATGTAAAGGCGCTGGATATGTCATCACCGGCGGGCATCAGATCCTTTGTGCAGACTGCGATGGACATGGACATACTTTGGTAGACAGGGAAAAATATTATCGTGAGCTACGGAGGGAAGTAAGAGATGCGAGGTACAGAAAATAAGGGAAGGATAATGCAGATTCCGCACAAGCTTAAAGTCGGTGGTCACACATACAAAGTAATTTATCCTTATGTTTTTACAGAGCGATTTGATCGTCTCGGGGATATTGACTACTCAAAAAAGACAATCAGAATCGCAGAAAAATGTGGCAATGAATCAAGGACTGAATCTGCTATTGCGGTAACTTGTATCCATGAGGTTTTACATGCCATAGACGATCTAACAGGTCACAATATGTTTGGCGGGGATAATGAAAAATTAGTGGAGGCATTATCAGAGGGAATATATCAGGTTTTGGTGGACAACGGTTTTCTTGAGATGGAGGCGCTATGAAACTATCCGAGATCACAATAGTTTTAATGGCCATAGCTGGCATCCTTCTGGCTTCCTGCGATAGTGAAAGCTGGGCATGGTTTTTATGGTCGAAAGTTATTGCGGCATGTCTTTTGGGCTTATCGATTATGCTGTGTAATATAATCAAACAAAGAGAGGAGGCAAATCGTTATGAAGATTGAAATTGATATAGGCAGTGAAGAGGCTAGCGATATTATAAAAGAGCATGTGCTTAGGTACTTTCCGGTAGCTACCACAGACAAAGAGGTTCGGGTGTCTGCGCCTTATGGCAGTTTTACCGTTGAAATTTCCGAAAAGCCTGAGCCTGCGGATGAAATTTCCGAAAAGCCTGAGCCTGCGGATGAAATTCCCGACGAACAGGGGGCTGAGGAATAATGCAAGGACCGGTTTGCGATAGAATCTTTGAATGTGACGGCTGGAAGAAAAGCTACAGGCAGATCAACGATGCAATAATATTAAAGCTTCGCCTGTCTTCTGATAAGCCGTGCGGGGCCATAGTTCCTTTTAGGTTTTGTCCCTGGTGCGGCCAAGAAATTAAATGGGAGGAGTGGGAAAGAAAGATAACAGGACAAAACGGAGGAGGTAAAGGACAATGACTAAAGATGTGCAAAAATCAGTTGAAAAGGAGTTGGCTGAATACAAAGAGCAAAACGCCAACATCCTCGGCCCATCAACGAGAATGGACGGGCTGTCGGAGTTTCACAAGGTTATTGTGGATTCCGTTTCACTGTCAATCAACCCGGTTGATGGGGATATATACAAACATAAAGACGGATACGGGGATGCCCCTGCTCAATACATTATAGCAGGACAGGGGCTACAACGGCTGGCGGTATGCGCTGGTGTTGTCTGGAATCCAATTGAAACCAAAGCAACATCTATATCGCAAAAATATGTTGCCTATAACGCCGTGGGCTGTATCCGAAAAGCCGATGGCACTCCTGTGTGCTTCCAGGCAGAATATGATGTTGACATAGACGTTGTAGAGGATGAGCTCAGAGACCAGTTTAAGGACAAGAAAAAGAAATGGGAAGAAAAGCCCTGGTTCCAGAAACTGTCGCCAGAGTCTCGGGAGGATTATATCGAGAGCGCCATCCGCAAAGAGCTGAACTTTAAAAAGAAACACAAAACCAAGATCGCCGCTACTGGCGCAAAAAACAGGGTGGTCAGGGCTCTGCTGGGTGTCAAAAAAACATATACGATAGCAGAGCTGAAAAAGCCTTTCGTTATGCCACGGGTAATACTCCAGCCTGATTATAGCGATCCGGAAGTCAAAAAACTTATGCTGGCAGCATCCATACAATCGCAAACAGGCGTATTTGGCCCTGCTCCAAGCCAATCTCCGGTGATCGATGTGCCTGTTGGTGATTATGACGTCCAACCTGTACCGGAAGATACCGGCGGCGGTGATGATCGCGAGCCACAGGAGGGGGCTGAACCTGTGCCTGATGATGCCCTGCTGACAAGAGAAGAATATAATGGTCTGCCAGAAGATGAGCAACTCTTGACGTTAGAGGAAATGGCAACTGAAAAAGGCTATACTGTGCCCGTGCCAATCAAAGAGATGGACGGTCACAACCGGGGAAGGTTGTTTGATCACCTGAACTCCATGCCGGCGCCAACTCCAATTGATGATGACATCCCGTTTTAAAAAAAGAAGGAGGTAGCAGATTGAAGATACTTCACTTGGCTGACATTCACGCCAGAGACAAGGACATCGCAGAGATTGAACGCTGCCTGCACCATATCGTAGCAACGGCCTATAAGGAAAAGCCAGACCTGATCATCAACGCGGGCGATACATTCGATAGCGCAGGGATTAAAGCAGACAGCAAGTCAGCTAAGCTGATATTCAGGATATTCAAAGACCTTGCCGATATTGCTCCGGTTGCAGTGCTGATAGGTACGCCATCGCACGATGGCCAGACCGCCGAAACACTCAAATATATCAAGGCCAGGTATCCGGTATGGGTATCCACAAGGCCGGAACAGCTCTATCTTGCAGAAGGTGATCTTAACGCTGACCCGTCCGAACTCAGAGCGCCTGCACAGGCTCCGGTTGAGGCCGCAATCTCAATGATTCCCGCGCCTACCAAGCAATTCTTCAATGCAAACAGCGATATCAAGGGTTCTGATGCAGAGATTGCGGTTGAAATGAGCAAGATGTTTGCAGGATTTGCAGCGCAGGCAGAGGCATATAAATGCCCCCACATACTTTGCGGCCATTGGAATACAACAGGCTCACTGATATCAGAGACGCAGACATTGACAGGGGTAGATATCGAAATATCAACCGAACAAATGGCCCTGGCAAACGCAAATCTTGTGTGTCTTGGGCATATTCATAAAAGCCAGCAGCTCAAAGGCAATGTTTTCTATTCCGGCTCTATCTATCGTAATAATTGGGGCGAAATGGATGACAAAGGTTTTTACATTCACGAGATAGGCCAGATCCCGCCCGACAACAACTATCATCTCACTGAATCAAGGGTAATCATCACCCCAACACGCAAACTCATCAAGCTCGACGCTGATCTGACAGAAGATTGCGCTTTTGAAGAACTGGATAGCACGCTGTATTCCGAGAGCGCAGACGATCTCAAAGACTCTCACCTACGCATTGAACTCAAGGTGTATCAGGACGAAGCTCAAAAGGTCGATACCGAAAGGATTAAAAACTTCTTTATTTCCGGCGGCGCAAAAGAGGTTGATGTCAAGTTGGTAAGAGTTCCCAGGGAGAACGTCAGGAGCAAAAACATCCTGAAGCTGACAACTCTGCGTGAGAAACTTGTTGAGCAGGCCAGCCTGAAAAAAGAAACGGTACCGGAATCGATACTTGCAAAGGCCGATCTACTGGAAGCTGAAACATCAGAAAAAATCATTACAAGTGTTGCTGCAAGATAACCCAAAAACCCAAAAGGAGAAGACCAATGGCAGACAACAGAAAGCTATACAAAGAAGCAGTCAAAACCTTCGGCCATGCCAGCCAGATTGACATGATGATCGAGGAGTGCGCAGAGCTGATTTTTGCAATACAAAAACATAAAAGGGTATTGCCGTGCGACGTTCCAGGGGAAATCGCCGATGTTGAAATAATGTGTGCTCAAATGCGCATCATTTTTCCAGGCGTGGCTGATGCGAAGAAGCGTAAACTGGAAAGGCTTTATTTTTTGATAGAGGAAAGAAAGGACGTGGTGAAAAACAGGGGGGAGGGATAAGTGAAAATAAACAAACTTAGACTCAAAGGCTTTATCGGTATCAAAAAAGGGCTTGGCCTCGACGAAATTGAGCTGGACTTTTCCGATCTTTCCGGATTAATCGCTTTTGCCGGGCCTAACGGCCACGGTAAAACAACCGTTTTGGACTGTATGCAACCTTACAGACAAATGGCAAGCCGGAATCGATCATTACAACATCACGTTTTTCTTCGAGACAGCGAAAAAGAACTGGAGTTCGAGTTTCAGGGAGACAGATACCGGACGCTATTAAAGATCGATGCCGAATCAGAACGCTCCGAGGGATTTATATGGAAAAATGGCGAAAGCCTGGTTGATGGCAAGGTAACCAATTATGACAAAACTATAACCAAGCTGCTTGGCTCAGCTACTCTATTTTTCAACAGCGTCTTCTGCGCTCAAAACTCAAAGAAGCTTAACGACATGACCACAGGAGACCTCAAAAAGCTCTTTTCCGAGTTCCTGCGTCTCGACACCTTGGTCGAATATGAAAACACAGCAAAGCAATGCAATAACCTGCTTACCGGCCAGGCGGAAAAACTTGAACGTGAGATTAATTCCCTGAAAGAGCTGGTTGATAGTTATGATCAGGCAACGGGTAGTTTGTCGGCTGCAAGAGGATCTAAAGAAGGGCACGAAGAAAAACTGGTCGAGTTAACAAACGACCTCAAACAGGCTGAAATCAAGCTGGCCGATATCCGAACCAGCATCCAGAAAAACGAGCTGATCAATGCTCGAATAACAGGCCTGCAAGACGGCCTTGCCGCCATCGAAAAGGATATTGACGATAACAAGGAACAATCACAAACCGAACTTACCGACCTACGCTCAAAATACCGGACCGTCGATCTGGAAATTGTCGAATTACAAAGCCTTTTGGCCAACGAAACGGAGATCCGGAAAGCGGCAGATGTATGTGCTGAGATGACAGCATCCATCGCTGGAAACAAGAAGCTGGCTGAAATTATATCAAAAGAACATTTTGCCGCCGCTCAATCTGTATCAAAAAAAGAAACAGAGAAATCAGACTATTCACTGGAGATAGGAAAGCTAATTAATGCAGGAGAAAATTACGAATCTCAACTATCACTCCAGATTGACCAAGCCAAACTCAAAACAATAGACCTGGATAAGCGGGATAGTTTATTAGCTGCGGCAAACGAACCGGAATGTAAATCAAAAGCGTGCCCATTTATTTCAACGGCATTATCGGCCCAGGAAGATATCCCAAAATTAGAAGCTACGTTGGCAGATCAGCGCGCTGACACAAAAATAAAGAAAAAAGAACACGATATTACTCTAAACCGGATTAATGCAGAGATAGAGGCTCTCAGAAAGCAGGAATCAGGCAAAAAGAGTGAAAAAGACCAGCTTGAGGCAAAAATCACCGAATCCGAGGCCAAACTTGTAAAAGTTTCAGACTTGGCAAGCGAACTATCAAAGGTAGAAACAGCTCTGACACGCAAAAATGACCTCGAAAAGCAAAAAATGGAGCTAACAGACGAAGGAATTAAAATTAAGACAACGTGGGAAAAGCGAATTTCCGAAAAAGAAAAGCAGAAAAAAATAACAGAGAAAAACATCGAGCTTACCCAAGCTGAAATCAACAATATCGCAGAACACAACCTGCCCATTATTTCTAACAATATTGCGCTGATAAAAAGCTCTATCACAGACCGCGCGAATAAGATAACCGAGCTATCCGCGACAATACTCTCTCATGAAAAAGAGGTCGCTCAAAAAGAACAGGCAAAAAAAGATTTTCTGGCAAAGGCGGCAGAGCGTAGCCGGATCGTCACAGAATCAAGCGAATGGACATATCTGAAAAGTGCTTGCGGCAAGGACGGATTAAGAGCGTTGGAGATCGATTCTGTTGCGCCTGTCATCACTGGTTACGCAAACGAATTGCTTCTTTCAACCTTCGGCCCGTCATACACTGTGAAGTTTCGCACTCAGGACGAAGAAACCGGCAGGGAAATACTCGATATCGTCGTAATCCGTGATGACGGCTCGGAGGTGTTGCTGGATAATCTTTCAGGTGGGGAAAAGGTGTGGAGCCTGAAAGCCCTGAGATTGGCAATGACATTAATATCAAAAGAAAAGAGTGGAAAGAATTTTTTGTGTGCTTTGGCGGATGAAGAAGACGGGGCTTTGGATGTCGATAATGCACAAAACTTTATAAGGCTGTATCGCTCTTTTATGCCTGCGGGCGAATTCGAGGATCTTTTTTTCATCAGCCATAAGGCGGAATGCGTTGCGATGGCTGATCATGTGTTGGAGTTTGGCAATGGCGAAATTAAAATCAATTAAAACAGTTTTCCGTCTATCACCCTGTTAGCTGGCCGGAGAATGAAAAATGAATGGATTTACTTTTTATTTTTGTGTCGGAAAATATGGTGGATGGAGATTTGGTTTTGATGGTCCGGCTTTGAGAATTGTTTGCGGATGGATAGCCGTCGTCTTTGCGTTAAGGGATATCGAGCAAGATATAAAGACGTTACTCGAAGCAGCTAAAAAGCGAATGGAGGCGGACACAAAGGGACGAGCCGCTCATGCTTAATCGTTAGTTTTTTTGAGGTAAAAATGAAAATTTTACTTGAATTAAAT